CAGCGGCGCAAGAACTGCGCCTTCAAGAACCCAGGAACATACAGGCAGCGCTGGGCGCACCGGGACAAGACCGGACGGGGCAAGGCCCGGGCAAAGGCCATCTCAGAAGAATGTTTCCAGAAACGGTCAGAGGCCCGCTTCACACAGCAGAAGCAGGAGGCGTACTAA